CCATATAATAGTTTTGCATTAGGTTTTAAATTAGAGTACCTTACACTTGCAGGTATTATAGCATAGTAATTAGGCTTTTCTATCATATTATTTTAAAATCATATTTGTAGTGCTGTAATGCAAATGTAATTTTTTTCATAATATCAGAAAAATTAAAATAAGAAGTTTTTACTTTAGCTTCAATTTCACCTGATTTAATAACTATAAGTAAATCTAGAGTACTACTATCTTCAATATTATGTAATTTAAAATATTTAAGCATTTCTTTTTTACTATCAAAAGTTTTTTTTGCTCCTTCTATTTTATTATAAGCATTTAAAACTTTCTTAAAAGACCTTCTATATTCTGCCCAATATAAAAAATTATTAGGATGCTGCTTTTCATAATAATATATAGAAGCCCTATTTTTATTAAATACTTTTGCTATGACACTATGCTTTGTGTTTTCACCAAGTCTAGCTACCATACAAGCTACTGCTCTAGGTATAACAACCTCTTTCATTCTTGAATTGCTAAATATATGATCTGCACAAATATTAAGTGTATCTGTTGTTAGTCTACATATATTTAAAAATTTATCTTCTGCTTTCATAATTAAAATGGTAGGTCATTATTATCTTCATTATCATTATAAACATCATCAGCTTTAGACATTTGTGATGAAGTCTTTTCATTAGCAAAAAACCATCCACTTATATTAGTATACCATTTACCATTATATTCTCTTGATCCTACATTAACAGATATATCATAATGACCACCTACTTCCATCTTTTCTACTCTTTCAATTTTATCTCCCATAACATCAATACATACTTTTGTTTTATATTGATCTTCTTGCTCAATTATAATAGATTGTTTTTTCCATTCTTTACCTGTTTTACTTATTCCCCTTTGTACTTCTAGTTTTTTAATTAGTGTTCCTGAAATTGTCATTTTTTTTGTTTTTAAGTTAATAATTAAATAGACAGGACATCATCTTTACAAAGTATAACCGCCCAGTTAATATTATAATGATAATAAACCTGTCTATTGTTTTTGTTTAATGTATATTGTTATATTCTTTAAAAGCTCTATCAATAGAGGTTTCGACCATTGTTTTTTTTAAATCCTTTTCTTGTTTTACTGTGTTATTTATTTCTTCTACTTGTTCTTTAATTAATTTGTCAAGCGTTGTCTTTTGCTTTTTAGTTAGTTTGTAGTTATCCATTCTTTCTTTAACCACTTCTATTTTTCCCTCGCTAATAGCAGCTATCATAGCTTTATACTTGTCATTATTTAGCTTTTCTATTTTAGCTTTCTTAGGTTTTGTTTCTTGTTGTTTTATAGCATTATTAACTTCAAATGCACTTGCTATTGAAGTATCAATACCAATACCTAAATTTCCTAAAGCCCTACCCCAAGCAGAGGTTTCACAATTTTCTACAAAAGAAGTTTTGTTAATATAACTACTTCCTAGCATTTCATAAGCTATGCCTGTTGCTATTGCTCTGCCTTCTTCATTTAAGACAGTAGCTTTTATTACACATCTTTTTTCCGTTAGTTCTACAATTTCGCTTATTAAAGACCAATGGTCGTATACTTCTCTAAAGTATTTGATTCTTTCGTTTACTTCTACATATTCTTTTCCGTGGATGTTTATTGTTTTCATATTTTCTTCTATGATATTTTTTAAATTATCCATAGAAGTGTTTAACTTACCATTCACATAGTATCTTAAATTGTTAGGGCTAAGACTATTTAAACCAGTTTTTTCAACTATTTTGTTTAGATAATTATATACTGATTTTTTCTGATTTTTTAAAATTTCAGGTATTTTTCTTGATATAGCTCCGACTTGACTAAAAATGCCATTCCAAGTTGGGTCATCAGCTACTTGAGTAATGGTTAGAGGTGCTAGATCAAAAGCTTTAGCTGTTTGTTGAGCTTTTACAGCTTGTGAGGTAACTCCACCTATAGGTAAAATTCTTAAAGGATCTCCCCTAAGTTTATC